ACTATTCCAACTTTCGAGATCAAATCGGAGCGTTTCTTGGAGGATTGAGTGATCATTTTGAAGGTAGGTATAATTCATTAACAATTACAGGTAGACAAAAAATAGTTGATAAATGGAATGAAGATATCATTAAGGTTGGTAATCAAATGCTTAGAGGAAAGCCTAATGACATTCGTGCAATTTTAGATTCAGATTTTGTTTCTAAAATTGATGGAGAAGAATTAGGAAAATTCTTTCGATTTGCCATTGAGTCTGCCAAAATAGACACTTATTTGGCAGGAGATTATTCAGCAGCATCTTTAGAAAAACTTAGAGAATATAAAATAGCATTAGCTCTTGAACAAGATGCTTCATCTTCCGGTGCTCAAATTATTGCTTTGACAACAAAAAATAAACAACTTGCTGAATTAAGTAATGTTGTTCCAACAATGCAAAAACGTAGACTATATGATGAAATTGCTGCAGCAACTTATAATGACCCTCGTTTCAGAAAGCTAAATGAAAAGCTTGGATTGAGTGAAAAAGATTTGAGAAAAGCGGCAAAAGCACAAAACATGGTAACCTTTTATGGTGCAGGTGAAAAGACCGGTATTATGAGTGTTGAAGGAAAGCTTGCTAAAATACTTGGGAAAGAAACTGATACATTAGTTGTAAAAGCTTCAGATCGTGATATAGTTCTTAATGAAATATCAGCAAGAATTGCTCGTGTTGAAAGGTATGATCCTGAAGGTGGAGAAGAACTTAGAGTACTTAGAGAAAATATTAAAAATATTTTCAATAAAGGTTTAGATCCAGGAGATGATATTATGGAGCAATTATTTTTCTTAGATCCTAAGACAAAAGATTTAGTTGAGAAAATGTCAAGATCTTATGAAAGAGTTGTAACACCTGAAGATTTTAAAACCATTGCAAAAATAATGAGTGAAAATTTAAGAGATCAAGTACCGATACTTAAAGATTTTACCAAATTCTTTGGAAGACTTGCCGAAGATTTTTTGAACAATGCTAAACCTTCATCAAGTGATTTTGACTGGAAGTCAATAGCTAAGGGTAAAGTGTTTGGTGATCGTAAAAGAGGTTATGTTTTACCTGATAGAATAAGTGAAATATTAGGTTTAAAAGCAGGCGAAACTGTAAGTGAAAAACTAATCAAACGATTTGGTTTTTGGAAACCTAATGGAACAATGGCAGATATTATATATGGTGTTAAAGGTCCAGATGACAGACGTACAGGTTTTAAAACATTAAAGCTTGATGTTGCTCAAATAGACATTAATAAGGGTATTGAAGTATTTACGGCAAATAAAATGCCTAAAAGTTGGACAAATGCACCTTCAGTCAATTTTGATGGTAAAGTTATTGAACAAAACTTTACACAACAATTTGAAGAAAGACTTAACTATAAAGATAAGGATGGTAAGTGGGTTACAAATATTCTTCAAATACCTCAAAAGACTGAAGCAACATGGTGGGAACAAGTCATTAATAAGTCTGGAAAAATTAATGATATAGCTGATGCTACACGTGCAAGAACAGCCTTTGGAGTAAATATGAATCACTCTAATGATGCAACTCTTGTTAAAAGGTTTCATTTATGGGGAAAAGAAAATAATGTTCCAACCTCAACAATTCATGATGCGTTCTTTGCAAATGCCGCTGAAATGTTAAATGCAAGAAAAGCTCTTAGAAAAATATATTCAAAAGTATTGGAAAGAAATGTAATTTTAGATACGCTTAATGAGATGCGTTCTAGAGGATTGTCTCAAGAGCTTTATGATAAATACTTGAATGAAGCTAAAGACATAGGCTTAATACCTGTTGTAGGAAGGTCTATTGTTGGAGGTAAGGTTTTGGAAGATAAGGATATCCTAAAATTTGAAGATATTATAAAAGAAATTCCGGAAGGATTTAAAGATGATTATGGTTGGTATGGCATTGGGTAATATAAAGACCCCGTTAAATTAACCCATATTTTAAACAGTTCTGTGTAGTATTTTTTACTACACAAAACTTATTACAAATTTAATAAGAATTGTATTCTTATTCACTTTATTGAGTTGTACTCAAAGGAAAATACATGTCTGACGAAAATAATATAGATCCTAATATTGTTCCACCAATTGTTGTACCACCTGTCAACAGGGATGATGAAGACTTGGTAACAAAGTTGGTTGAAGAGCGTATTAATGAGAATCTTAAGCCCATAAAAGAAAAACTTGATAATGCTTATGCAGCTAGAGATGAGGCACTCAAAAAGATTGCTGAATATGAACAAAAAGAAAGAGAAGCAGAATTAAAAAGACTACAAGACGAAGGTAAGCACAAAGAAGCATACGAAATTCAACTTGCTGAAGAAAAAGCTAAAAGAGAAGTGCTTGAAAAAAGAAATGTAGAATTAACAAGAGATATCGGATTAAAGACCATATTGACAGGATATACATTTAGAAGCACAACAGCATCAGAGATGGCTTACAAGGAAGTTATCGGACAACTTGTTCAAAATGAAAATGGAAATTGGATACATCGTTCAGGAATTTCAGTTGAAGATTTTGTAAAGACTTTTGCTGAAAATGAAGAAAATTCTTTCTTATTTCAACCTAAAATCTCTTCAGGATCTGGTAGTTCAGGCATAACAACAAACTCAAAAGAAGCACCCAAATCTATTTTTGATCTTTCACAAGATGAAGTATTAAAAAGAATTAGAGAAGGTAAACTTCGTTAAAATAAACAAATAAATTTTAAGGAATAAAAAATGACTATAAAGTCTTATACAGGTGCTCTTGGTGATACTCATGTATTACAAGAAGCAATCAGTGCATATTCAGATGAAGCTTATACAAATGCTAAAAAGTTATCTGGAACAGGTATTGTTGGTTCTAATCCTTTAATCAATACTGATACAGAAACTTTCATTGGTCAAGTTCGTTGGTTAAAACCTTTGAATCCGACTATCAATGTAGCATCTTTAACTGACTCTACTGCAGGTGATAAAACTACTTTTGCATCTGACTTTTTACGTTATGTTAAAAGCGTTCGTACACACGGTGCTGAAAAAGTTAATATGCAACAAATTGTCACTCAATCAGACGGTCTTGCTAAAGTAGGACGTGATTTGGGTGAAACTCGTAGTCAAGATGAGCATGACGCAATTCTTGCTGTATTAAAAGGTGTTGCAATCTCTGAAGTACTTAATGGTGCTTCTGCAGGTTCTGGTACTACAGGTCTTGGCGGTCAATCTTTTGATAATGACCCAACAGACAAAAAGTATGGTTTCTATGTTGATTTGGGTGCTGCAAAACCTATTGTTGATGCAACAGTTTCTATTCAAGGTGCAGCTCGTGCTGAAGGCTTTTTGCAAGCTATTGGAAAAGCATTTAAAGACTATGAGCCTGAATATGCTTATTTAGTGACTTCACCTGAAGTATTTGCATCTTTACGTTCAGCAAACTTAGTTGATGAGATTGGTGTTGTTGATGGTAACATCATGTTCAGTACTATTTTCAACGGCAAATTCCGTATAATTCAAACTCGTGCAAGTCAAGGCTTCTCAGCAGCTGAATTGGCTAAACTAAACACTGGTAACGGTGTTGATATTGTTGGTACTAAAACTAGCTTTATTGTATTGCCAGGTGCTATTGCTCTTGAATCATTAATGGTTCCTGATCAAGTTGAAATCTATCGTAATGCTAACTCTTACAAAGGCGGTGGTGCTACTTCTATTTGGTATCGTTGGGGTTATGTATTAGCTCCTGCAGGTTATGATTGGAACGGTTCACAAGAAAAATTCGTAAGCAATAATGAGTATAAATCTGTAATAGAAGGCGGTACCGCTAAAGCCATAACAGATGCTACATCAATTATTGCAAGTACTGGTACTTGGACTCGTAAAGTTGCTTCAGCTCTTTCTTTAGGTATTTTGCCAGTATTCCACTCTTAAGGAGTATTTATGGCACTCATTAAAGGTACAAACGCATATGCAACAGTGGCAGAAGCTGAAGCATATTTTTCAGATAGATTAGATGTTACGGCATGGACTTCAGCCTCTGAAGATCGTAAATCTCAAGCTTTGATTACAGCTACATCTATGTTGGATGATTTGGCCTGGAATGGAGCTGCTACAGACTCTTCTCAAAATCTAGCTTTTCCAAGATCAGGTTATTATTTTGACCCAAGATTAGGAATTACTGTGGAAATGATTGATATTCCTTTAAGAATAAGTAATGCTTGTTTACAACTTGCCTATCATCTTTTAAATAATGATGGTTTGTTGGATGATACAGGATCTGTTATTAATTTAGATGTTGGAGGTATTGCTTTGAGTAGGATACGAAACCCTTCAAAAATACCTTCAACAGTTAAAAGACTAATAAGACCGTTATTATCCAATACTATCGCCAATGCTTGGTGGCGGGCAAACTAATGAGTTATTCTAAACTTATTGATAAAAATATTGATCTTGCTTTTAAATCTGTAAAAGATTTAGCAATTACTGTAACTTTTACTAGTAAAATAAATTCTACATTTAATTTTAATACTGGAATTGCCAAAAATACTTTTGAGAGTATAGATGTTAAGGCTATTATATTAAACGCTTCAAAACC